ATAATGTTATGTCCTCTATAGGGTTTGATGTTGTGGTGCATAGTGATAGTAATTCAGTATACGAACACTTTATTTTAAATGGAGCTAGTCACCAGTATGCTCAAAATGTAAAAAACGCTAGAGGTTTTATTTATGAAAAGAATGGAACTATACATTTAAACTTAGACACAGCTAGCTTAAATACAATGTTTCATGAGGGTGCACATCCATTTGTTAGTGCTCTAGAAAACTTAGCTAAACAAAAAGGTGAGAAGGCTGACGCTGCAAAAAAAATATTACAGGAAGCTGGAGAGTTTTTGTCAAAAAGAAATATAGGTGCAGATAAAGATAATGGTACTTACATAGACTGGGCTGAAAGAAATTATCCTAATTTATCAAAAGACGAGCAGTTAACAGAGGCTTTAGCAGAATACCTTGGCGACTCTGCTTTAAAAGTTTATGAAAAAGATAATAGCTGGTCTAAAGGTATATGGAGAAGAATACTAGGTTTATTTGGTGTAAATGTAGATTCAGATTTTGATGCTTATACTAAAACTATGGAAGAAGTATCTGACTTAGGTGAGTTTACAGAAGTTTTTTCTACAAGTTTAGCTAGAGGTCAAGAATTAGAACCAGGGCAATTAGAAAGCACAGATCCAAAATTTCAAGCAGGCACAGAGGTACAGCTAAATCATTTAGAGCAAGCTGTAAACTCTATTCAAACAGATAGATCCACAAAAGAAGAAATACTAAAACAAATAGATATACATTCTACTCCATTAACTAATTTAGAATTAACATTTAGTGGTTTAGAAAATTACTTAGAAGGATTAAAACTAAATTATGACGATCAACTAATTCCTATTCAAGCTGTCAAAGACTACATTGACATGAACAAGGTAAGTATTGACGCTACAAAAGAAAATGAACTTAGCCTTAAAAATCCTATTATGGATCTAGGAAAGGTTAAGTTTAGAATGGATGATTCTATTGACGAGTCAGGACCTAGAACAATGGTTGTGGAGAACTTTGATGGAGTTGACTTTGGTAGTTTAGAAACTGTTTTCAAAAACATAATTAAGTATGCTGTAGACAGTGACGTGACTAGAGTAGTTTTTAGTAGTGATGTAATAACTAATGAATCATCTGTTGATGTTTTGGAAGAGGCTACGCAATCTATAGACCCTAATTCTGACATTGGAGTAACAGAGCTGGATGGAGAGTCTGTACCTCAGGTTGTGGTATCTAATGGTATGATTGAAAACACTACTAAAATTAACAACCCTAAGTTTCAAGCTGCTGGTAGAGATATACTGGATAATCAAACTCAAAAAAGATTTTCTATAATAGGTAAAAAGTTTGGAATGAACTTAAATACTTTTTTAGACTGGGTTATTCCAGGTGGTATTGCCTCAGGGTCTGTACTAGAAGCTAGAGAGATAGCTAAAGGTAGAGCAAAATCATACATAGATAAAGGTGAATATTTAGTAAAAGAATTACAAAAAGTTTTAAAAAAATACCCTGAAATATCACAACAAATGATTAGTGATGCTTTAGTTGACCCTAATAATAGTAAAGCAGCAGAAAATATAGAAAGAGATATAAGATTAATAGAGGAAGAAATAAAATCTTTAGATAATTTTAAAGAAAAATCAAGAAGAAGGAAAGATTTAGAAAAGTTATTAAAGCAAAAAGAAGAACAATTAAGAAACTTAAATGAAAGTCATAAAAACAAAACTAAACTTGATTCTTTGCCTGATGATGTAAAAGAAAAAATAACAGAGGTTAGGGATTACATAGATGCTTTGAGTCAAATGTTAATAGATTCTGGTTTATTAAGTGATAAATTATCTATAACATATTCTGAAAACCAAGGTATATATTTAACTAGGTCTTATAAAGCTCATCAACAAACAAAACCTACAGGTTTTGCTGCAGGTCTTATAAAAGGTTTTTCAAAACTAATATTTGGAAAACAATTTCAAGATTTAGAGTCTATAAAAAGAAATCATAAATTATACAACAGGGCAAAAGATTTTTTTAGAAAACAAATATTTAACTCTATGTCTGAGTCTGAAAAGGCAAAAAGAAAAATTTCTAAACCTGAAGATGTGCCAGAATATGAGGTAGATGAAATAATAGGTGAAATATTAGACCCTGTTGGTAAAGACTCTCCTGCTATGATTCTTAGTAAAGTTGGTCCATCTTTAAGAAAATATTTAAAAGAAAGAAAAGGGGAAGAGCAGCTACCAAAAATAATAAGAGATATTTTAGGAGAGATTGACAATCCTTTTGTTAATATTTTAACTACTGTAACAAAACAAATTAATTTATTAGAAGGCTCTAGGTATCAAAAGTTTTTAGTTGACGAATATCAAGATAAACTTTTATTTGACCCATCTAAACCATTTCCTAAAGAATTAAGAGATATGGGGTTCACTAACAATGACTTAGTGGATATACAACTAATGGTAGATGGTAAAATGAAAACTTTTAGAACCTTAAAAGATGTTGCTAATTCTATGCTAGGTAAGTCAACTCCAGGTCAATTTAATACAGATACAGTTACAGGGCCCCAAAAAATGCTACTTTATCTTGGTAATGGTTATTTTTACACTTTAGGTTTGTTTAAATTGTTTAAAACAGTAGGTTCTGCTGCTACACAAATAACTAACTTTACTGCTAATATTATATACGCACTTCGTATGGGTCACATTAATGCTTTTAAACATGGCTTTGATGGATTTACCACTACTTTTAAAGCTATGGGTAAATGGAATGACGCAAAAAAACAAGAACTATATAGAGAGTTACTGGAGTATGGTGTTATTGATTCTGCAGGTGTATCAGAATTAAAAATGTTGTTAGATGAGGGTGGAGCTGACTTTTTACAAAATCCAAATGTAAATCCTATGTCAGAAATAATGGGTGTTCAGCCTGGATTCTTAGGTGCTAATTGGTTTAGAAGTGGTATGTCTAAAGCTAAAAAGGCTTCTTTATCTTTATATATGTTTGGTGACGTTTCTTGGAAAGCTAACGCTTGGTTGCATGAAGTTGACAGAATGAAAAAAGTAGGATACAGTGATTTTGACGCAAAAAGAATAGCTTCTCAAATAGTTAGAGAAACTTACCCTACTTATCAAAATGTACCAAAGGCAGTTAAGGCTGTTGGTTTACTACCATTTGGTGGGTTATTTGTTTCTTATCCCTTTGAAGTATATAGAACTACTTTTAATACAGCAGATAGATCTAGAAAAGAAATAATGGAAGGTATAAAAAGAAAGAATCCAGAATTATTAAAATTAGGATTTATGAGAATGGGTAGTTTTACTACATCTATGTTCTATTCTGGTTTTGTTGCTAAGGCACAGATATTAGGTTTTGCTTTCATGGTTAAGTCTTTAAAACAAATGCTTGGAGAGGAAGAAGAGGAAAAACTTGACAAGACAGGTAAGTACCCAATATCTAATTTAAACTCTGACTTTATGAATAATAAAGAAATGAGTGAAGACTTTAGAATTTTAATGCCTATATATTATGAAGATAATGATATTATGATAGTTAGTCATCCAGAGACTGGGGTTTGGAGGTATATAAATGCAACTAGACATGATGCTGTAGGTAATTTGAAATCTATAATGAGACATTTAACTAATCCTATTGAGAACCCCACTTATGATTATCTTTTAAATAGTAAAAACTTACACAGACTTTTAAGTGACTTTTTACCTGGTGATAAGCAAAAGATAGCTGAAATGATGGAGGAAATAAAAGAAAATGACAAAAACTTAAACAACAATTTTGCTAAAGATGTAATATGGAGAGATGGTGATGAATTATTAGTAAAAATTTCTAAGGGAACAAAACATTTATTAAAAGATATTTCCCCAACAGTTGCTAAACACTTAACAGATGTTATAAAAGCATCACTTCAAAAACCTCAAGATGGTGTTAAAGAAGGATGGAGAAGAGTAGAGGAAGGAGAATCGTTACCAAAGGGTGCTGTAACAGAAATAATGTTAGATGGTAGTGGTAAGATAGTAAAATTAGAAAGTATAAATGAAAGTAAAGATTTAGTTACTGAGGTAAGAAGATTAATGGGTCACAGTGAGGGTGAGATAAATTTAGCTAGACAATTTAGATATGTATTATCAGACGTTAAATTTAAAATAGATTTTAACATAAAAGAAAGTGGGAGGTCTTACGAGGAAATGGTTGAAAAAAATATAGATTATATACAGCATCTTAGAGATGTCTATAAAGTTTCTATGAAATATGGTCTTGGACATATGAGATATGTTCCTAGAAATAAAGATAGAGTTGGAACTATACAAGGCGTTGGAGGTCCTGGGGTAGCCAGAATTATAATGAAGGATTTAAACATACCATCAGACTTAATGAGCTTAATATTATCAGATAGAAATATTGAAGAGATGGGTGCCTTTAAAAACTTAATAAGAAAAGAGGATTACGAAGAAATATTAAAAGAACAAGAAATAAAAGATAAATAATTATGAGTTACACAAGAGAACAAATAGAAAAAGCAGTAAAATCAAAAGGTTATGTTTGGTTTGAAGACAAAAACAATAAAGGTTTTGACGTTAATATTGTAGGTATTAGAAACTCTGATACTGGAGATGAAGTTACAAACAAGTTTGATGATAAAATTACTATATCATACAAAGAGGATGGCGAATGGAAGTTTCATTGTTATGATTGTACTACAGACCCAGGAAGGTACTGGACCAAAAATATTATGAGAAAGGAAGGGGTGGCCATGATGAAGCCTGGACAGTTCAGGCGTTCCCACAAAATTAGATTACATGCTGGTAAATATCCAGCGTTAGGTCAATGTGGTCCTGTCACTGTTTATAGAGACGCAAACAAAGATGATAGATACGACTTAGATGACAACAATACCCAAACAGGATTGTATGGTATAAACATACACAGAGCAACAGGCAGAAAGGGTAAGACTTCTACGCAAGTTGACAAGTGGTCTGCTGGTTGTCAAGTGATTGCTAACAATGACGATTGGCATGAGTTCTTAGATATATGCTATGAAGCTAAGGCAATTTGGGGTAATAAATTTACTTACACCTTAATAGAAAGTAAAGATATAGAGTCTTAAACATATAAATGTTGGTAAGTTTTGTAATTAATTAATATTTATTACAGATAATTTTTACTATATTTATACGTTTTTCATGTTAGTTTTGATTTAGGGGGGAGCACTTCTTTTTTTAGTCCCCCCTTTTTTTTTAAAGTTATGAGAGATTATAAGAAAGAATATAAGAAGTTTCAAAGTTCAGAGAAATCTAAAAAGGACAGGGCTGCTAGAAATAGAGCAAGGAGAAGACTAGCTAGAAAAGGCATGGTAACAAAAGGTGATGGAATGGATGTTCATCATACTAAAGGTATCAATTCAAAAGAAGTTAAAGTAATAAGAAAATCTAAAAATAGAGGGATGCCAGGTGAAGGTGGCAGAAGAAGGGGCGTTAAAAAAAATAGATAATGTACCACAAAGAAAAAAAGAAAAAGCAACTAGGAATGAATCCTGGCACAGCTTCTAACAGGTTAAAAAAATCAATACTGTTTTCTTTCGCTAAAAAGCTAGGTTTCAACTGGTGTTATCAATGTGGTACAGAAATAACTAATATAGATAAGTTTACAGTGGAGCACAAAACTCCATGGTTAGACTCTGATGATCCTAAAGAATTATTTTTTGATTTAGATAACATAGCATTTTCCCATGCTAGTTGTAACTACGCTGCGTCTAGAGCTAGAAAAGCAAAACCATGTCCTTCTGTTACAGCTTATAGAAATGGTTGTAGATGCGAGGGTTGTTTAGAAGCTAAGCGTGAATACAGAAGAAAGAAAAGAGAATTTAAAAATCAGTTAAATGAAAAAAAATTGTGAAGGACTTCCTGGATGTGGGAAGAAAAAAGATAAGTTAAGCCTATTAAAAAGGGCTCAAAACTTTATAGCTACTTCAACTAAACATGTAGCTAATGGTCTTAAAAATGTTAGTGATACTGATTACATGATTAGAATAAGAACTTGCAATACCTGTGATAAATTAGCTGGTGGTAATACCTGTTCACTATGTGGCTGTTACATGCCTACTAAAGCCAGGTGGGAGGTTTCAGATTGTCCATTAAATAAATGGAAGAAATGAAAAAGATTGGTGTTGGCTTTCAGTTTTCTCATGGTATAGTGTTTGGAATCAGGCATTACGAACCAGATATGGAATATAATTATTATGAAGTACAACTATTTTTAGGAGTAGTAGTATTCACAATAACACTACATAGAGAATAACTATTTTTTATTTGGTATAAATACACCTTTGTCTAGGTCTACTACACCATCTCCATGTTTCTCTTTTAACTTCTCAGCTATTCTTTGTTCTCTAGTTATACTACCTTTATATTTACCAGCCATATCTGACTCTAGTTTATCAATATCAGATATTCTTTGCTCTAAATTTATTCTTTCTAATTTAAGGTTACCAAAGTCAAACATTATTTTACTAACGTCATTTCTTAATTTAGTTACATCTTTGATGATTGTTTCGTCAATTTTAATTTCTTTTGCCATTTTATTTAATTTTATTGTTTCTTAATTTTTCTATTGACCTTCCTCCAAAATAGCTACCCACGATTGTAATTAACACAATTTGTAAAAGGTCAGCAAAGTGAGGTTTAACTTGAAAGTCTATATACCCTGCATCAATAAATATTAATAACATGGTACAAGCTAACATAAATATAAGGGTCAGTGGTCTTACATTTTTACTTAACCAGGAATCAGAGTTCATATCAGCCTTCCATCTATCTGTTATGTTAGATTCCATTTGAGCTTGATGAGATAAGATCATCTCTTTTAATTTTCTTTTTGCTTCTAATTTTTCTTCTTTAGTTGTAGTCAATGAGTCTAGCACACCACCCACTGAATCTACTAGTTCACTAGCCCCTCCACTAAATATTTTTTTTAGTATTCCCATTTTTTTCTTTAATTAATTTTATAGTTTCTAATATTTGTTTTTTGCTTCCAGGCATGTAAAGATCGTAATTTAACTTGTTTTTTGCAAGATATTGTTTAAAAAGTTTCCATTTGACGTTAAAAACATCAGACTTCAATCCTTTTACCTCTATTATCCAGCCTTGTTTAATATTAGTAAAATCAGGGACATAAGTTATTGACCTTATTGACTGTGGAGCTTCATCATAAACTAACTTACCTTTCTTTTTTCTTTTTTCTATAGAGCTTCCATTATATTTAAATTTATCCATTAAGACAAACTTTTCTTTTTCATAATGAAACTTTATCTTAGATTTTCTTAACTCTATAGATGTAAAAGCCTCTAACCTTGACCTATATTTTATACCATCAACATTAGTGGCCTTGACATTTTTTATTCTACCTCTTTTACTCATACAAATATTTTAACTTTCTATAATTAGTAGCTTTATCATAAAAACCTGTTTTTTTATTAAATTTATAATAAAATATAAAGTAACCTTTTTCTAAATTTACTTTACAAGCATCTTGTAAATAAATGGTATATAAGTTATCTCCTTTTTCATTATTTTCAACAAAAGACCATGGGTAAAAAGAACCATAGTCACCAATTTTATACATTAATCTAAATCCATGATTACTAACATGTATATAGGTTGTGTCTATATAGGCTTTTTCATTATCTATTTCACCATTAGAATTAAAATCTACATAACTAGAAATAGTTGACATGTAATGTCCTTCTTTGATCTGAGCTGAGCTTTGAAACGTCAAAGCCAACAGCAAAATAAAAATCGCTTCTTTCATATTTAATTATTTTGGTTATTAATCTTTATATACATCATTACTCATTCCCATGTCCTCTCTCCATTTCCAGCCTGTTATTTCAAGCTCTATCTGTGTTGATGATTTTATTTTTTGAGCTATAGAGTTTTTTAAATATCCATCTTTATTCAATTCTTCTACAGTGTCCCCAACAGCACAAGAAACAAAAGTTCCTTTTTTATATTCTTTAGCTGGCCTTTTGACTCCCTTTACTACTCTTACATTTTTCCATTTATACTCAACTTCTATGTGCCATATTCTTTTTCTCATGCTTTCTTTTTTATCTTACCTATATAGCACAGATCTATAGTTGGTATTTTAGTAAACAAATCTTTGGCACCAGGCCTGCTAGATAATTCATAAACATCCCATCCCATAACCTTGTCTACACACTTTTCATGTATCCAATCTTGTAACTTTTCTTTCTTTACTTCAACCCAGTAGTCTTTGGTTTCAAAAGCAAATCCATCTGCATCTCCATACAACCAACCTTTATTGCCTTGAACATTTTTAAATTCTACAAAATGAATGTTTTCATCATTTTTCTTTATAGCTTTAACATCTATCTTGTACCCTTCTACCTTAACATCCCAATGTTCTTTTATATCTTGCATTTCTGTTGGCCACTCTACATTAGTATAAAGTTTAGCATAATTTTTTTCTGCTTTCTTTCCTCTAGCTACATCTATGGCTTTTTTCTCTTTACTTTTGTATCTCATGAAACTTAGTTAATTCTTTTTGAAACCTTAATCCTAATACACCTGTTCCTACATTTCTACCCTTAGCAAATATAACCTCAGCTAAACCTTCTGTGCTGTTACCATTTTCATCTGTGTCTATACCATAATACTCAGGCCTATATATTAAAACAACCATATCTGCAGCTTGCTCTATTTCACCAGACTCCCTAAGATCAGCTATAGTAGGCCTGCTTTCAGCTCTTTGACCAACACCCCTATTTAGTTGTGAAAGAGCTATGATAGTTATCTTAAGCTCTTTTGCTACGTTCTTTAAGGTTCTTGCTACTTCAGACACCTCTTGTTCCCTACTCCTTCCTTTCTTGTTGTTTGTTACTAATTGTAAGTAATCTACCATCACTAACTTTACTTTTTTAGTTATAACATACTGCCTAATTTTATTTACTAAATATCTAAGTGATGAGTTATTGCAGTCATCTATATAAATAGGTGTTTGTTCTATCCTACCTGCAGATTCGTGTATTTTACCTAACTCTGTTTGATCTAAACTACCTTTTAATATCCACTTGTTGTCTATTCCTGAGTCAGATGATATTAGTCTGCTTAGCAGTTGTTGATTACTCATCTCATATGAGAACAATACTGTGGGCACTTGACCATAAAAGGATGCGTTAAAAGCAAAAGCCAAGGCTAATGATGTTTTACCCATGGATGATGCTCCACCCACTATAACTAAATCTGTTTCTTGCCATCCACCTGTAAACTTATCTATATTATTAAATCCTGTAGTAACACCATTCAAGCCTTTGTTGTTCATTTTGTATTCTATAGACTTAAGTAAATCACTAATCTGATCTTTTATTTCTACTACACCTTCACTGTCTACACTTGATATTTTTACAACCTCTTCATCTACATAATTCATAATCTCAAAAACATCCTCATCATCAGTAATCATTTTATTTACTTTAGAAGTAAAATCTTTTAGTTGTTCTTTCTTTTTATATTGATTCAAAACCAACACACAAGTTTGTGCTTGTGTTTCTAACATAGCGTCTTCCTTCATTATAACTGCCACGTCTTCTATATTATCTATACTATCTGCTAAATCAACTAAATCTATTTTATCTCCTTTGTCTAGCTTTTCAGACAAAACATTATACAAACGTCTATTAAATACATTAGAAAATAAATTAGGATCAATCAAAGAGTGATTGTTATAATAATCTTGTGGATTATTTATTATTTTTCCTAATAATGTTCTTTCTATTTGTTCTCTATTTATCAACATTTGTAAATTTTGGTTTTTGATATACTTGCTTTGTTTCTTTTGATATTATTTCGTTTCTCCATGCCTTTTGATATATCCATGTAGATGGATTCTTTCTGTATTGTTTTTCAGGAGTGGATTTAACATACATAGGTAAAACATTTAGTGCCTCACCCATATCTACCATAGACAGCTTCATCCACTTTTTAAGAGCATCATCTCTGTTTATCTTTTTATCATACATCTCCCAAAACTTAAAAAACATTTCTTGTTTTTCTGCTAGCTTTTGTTCTGTTGGTTTTATTACTGGCTCTGATGTTGCATCTCTAAATGAACTAGCCACCCTATTAAAAACATTACTTGCTGTTTCTTCAGAATCGTATATTTCTTCATGTTTCCTAGATGATATGTAAAATATGATCTTGACACCATCTAAATAATACTGTTCTATACTAGAGCTTTCTATAAAAGAGTCTCTGTTAATTTTTATTAGCATATTGTTAGTTTTTGTGCCTAAAGGGGGAATAAACCCCCTCCAAGCAAATTATGAAAAACAAAAATTAAAATGGTAGGTCTTTAGAATCTTTTTCTTTGTTTGAATCTGGTTCAAAATCATTGATTCTAATAGAGTGTGTTTTACCATATTCATTAGCACCACCTTTTAAGGCAGAGATTGTAAGGTTAACATATTTTTTACCCTCATAATCATAAACGTGTTCCTTAATTTTATCTAAGTGTATAGTAAAGTTTACAATAGAACCCCCATCTTGAAAGTTCACCTCTTTACCATTACCACAATAAATAGTTTCTTTAGTTTTTTGCATTTTTTTAAATTTTAAATTAAACAAATAAATAATTGAAGGCCCAGTTTGGGTCCACATTTAACATCTCAGAAATTAATCTAATCTCTTGAGCTGTAAACAACTCAGGTTTTAAAACCTTTTTTGTTGTTGTTGGTCTTGACCTAGAAATATAGGTCGATACTTCTTGTAAAGTAATTTTTCTGTTTTTTAATTCTATTCTTAGTTTACTCATAATATTGATTCTATATAATAATTATTAATATCGCTTTCTTGCCTTATAAAGTAATTATTATAAGTTTCTAGCAGTTTTTTATATTTTTTTCTTCCCTCTTCTACAAAATCGCTACTACACATATATACTCCTACATCATAAGGAGGTTGTTTTTCTATCACAATAAACCAAAATTCATCACCACCAAATCCATCTGTGTAAAAAGCTGCCTGCCTATCGTATCCATATTTATAACAAGATCTCCTGAAAGACTCTTCATTGTGTTCTTGCGTGGTCTTTAAGTCTATTAACATTTTAACTCCATTTACATTCTTTATCATATCTGATTTACCCTTACAATAAACTCCAGTTTCGCTATCTTGCCAACAATTTACAGCCTCAGGTATACCATCTGTAATAAGATCTTTTACCCTTGGTATACTCATTAACTTGTCAAACATCCTAAAAACAGCCTTGTATTCAGAAGAGGATATGATAGTTTTGTCTGCGTTGTCTTGTTTAAAACTTTCCCAATCCTTGCCCCTCCTAACTTTACCTTCATATCTTATAACTTCTTCTGAAAACTTATCAGGCTCAAAAACAGCCATATGCATAGCTCTACCAAATAATAAAGCATTAGTATCATCTTGACCATACTTTCTATAATGATCCAGTACCTTTGGAGATTTCGCTAGCTTGCCTAATTGTGAGTTGGTGATAAAATTTTTATCCCCATAATATTCAGCATCACTTTTACTGAATATTTCTATTTGTTTTTCAAAGTTCATGTTACATGTTTTGTTTTATAGCCTCATTTAATTGATCCATTTGTTCTTTATCTATATCATAGCTATCCATTCTTTGTTTAACTAATAAACCTTGCTTATCGCTTATAGCCATCATCATAGCATCAAATTGATCTGTTGTTAGTTTTTTTTTAGTTGTTTTATTTTTCGCTTTCATGCCCTTGTCGTTGATGATAGCATTTTGGACCTCATCTGCACTAGCTACTGAGCTATCTATACCAATACCAAAGTTTCCTAAAGCTCTACCCCATGCTGATGTTTCGCAAACTTCAACGTGTGATGTTTTATTAATATAGCTTGATCCTTTTGTTTCGTGTGCATGCCCTGTTGCTATTACAACCCCCTCTGAGTTAAATATACTAGCTTTCATTACGCAGTGTTCTTCTGTGCATTGTAAAACTTCTGTTGTTAATGCGTAGTCTTTGTAGTTTTTTCTGAAATATTTAAGTCTTTCATTGACTTCAACATATTCTTTACCTTTGATGTTAATTGTTTTTAGATTTTTCTTCATGTTTATTAAATTAAATTAAACTTATTTTACAAATATAGTAAAATTATTTTATTAAATAGTGGTTAAAGTAAATATTTTTTTCTTAGATCTAATAATTCTTTTTTTATTCTTTCGCAGTCTTTTTTTTCATTTTCGTATAACCTTTTGAGTACATTGTTTATTTTCTTTTGTTCTTTTAATTGTTTTTCAATATCAGTAGAGTAATCGTTCTGAATACCTAAGTCAATTAATGTTTTACCATAAGTTTTTCTGTACTTAAAATTATTTTTATTGTCTTGTTCGTGTTGTTTTCTTGCGTGTATTACAGATGCATGATTTTTATATCCTAATATATCTCTTATTGCATAATTAGTTAGTCCTTTTTCATTCCATAATATTGATACTAGCATTTGTCTTGCTCTAACAATATGATCTAGTTTTCTTGCGTGTTTATCTCTAAATAATAAATTTGATGTTACACTACAATTCGTGCATACAGAATTAACTATTTTTCTTAATTCTGGTGATTGATTTTTTTTCATGTTTTTTTAGTTTTATTTTTTTAATATTAGTTTTAGGTATTTATCTTTGTGTTTATCAAAATCTCTTTGAGCTACTTCAGTAAAAGAACAACCAATATATTCAACACAATTTTCTATGTAGGGACTAATATCTAAGTCTTGATATTTTTTTTCAACCTTGTCCATAGCCAATCTATGAGCCAAATGTTCAGGATTAATTTCTATTTTCATATTTTTTTAGATTTATTATACATAAGTTTGCAACATTTTTTAAAGTATTCTTTTTCATCTTTGGTCATAAATACCCATTCAAATTCTTTATTTTTGTTGCCTATGTTCCACGCTTTTTTTAAGTCTTGTAAGTTTTTTTCTGTTTCGTTCATATTAATTGTTTTAAAATTTTACATAAAGTTACTAAATGTTAATTAATTTTCCAAATATGTTTTAGTACATTATAATTTGTTCTTTTATAATTTTTTTCTGTTACTAAAGTTGTTTCTTTTTTACACATGGGGCAAATGTTATCTTTTGTTTCTGATCCACAACAATTTGATACTAGTTTATCCTTGTCCCATTTTTTAAAGTTTTTATAAAATTTATTATAATATTTTCCCATTTAATTTTCTTCAAAATAAATATCGCAGTGTTCACCACAATATGTACAAATTGGTACATCTGAATTTGTTGGTGCATTACAACAATCGCTTACACAATCTAAAAGTTCTCTGTATTTATCCATTATAAGTGTCCTCCATATTTTTCACCCTCTATATCGTACCTCGTTTCACTTTCTTCATCTTTCTCATCCATACCATTACCCAATCCAAACCCAAACTCATACTTTGATTCATGTAATCGTTGGTCTAAATCATCTGTATACAAATGTTCATTTTCAAATAACCAATCTGCTACATCCTCTTTTTTAATATGTTTTGGTATAGGTATAGTTACCTCTGCGTATTTATGATATACACTTCTATTTGATATTGTTACTAATCTTTCTTTTTTCATAATTTTATATTTAAGTTTATTTATTATGTATTTCTAATACTTCAATTATTTCATCTTTTTCTTTTCCCCCACTATCTATTACAAGATTAATCAGCCATTCTAATTCCTCAACTTGATTATCACAAT